ACCCAAAGCCTGTATAGTCTATTTCAACGCTTTCGTCACCTGCATTTCCAGACCCACCAGTTCCACTTGGATAAGCAGCGTTATCAGCAAGAATTGATACTGAACCAATACCGCCTGTTGCGCTCTGCCCAACAGGGTGTGGCCTACCTTCGGTATCGCCCCAAGGACCAAGGCCCCACGGTCCTATACCCCAACCGAATGGATCTTCTACTATTGCGGTTCCGACACCTGCGGTGGAGCCAACGCCAGTTACTATTACTTGTTGTAATCCAAAAGTGCTACCAATTTCGCCATTTCCTGAAACGCCAGATAGGGTGGCTTCTAATAGGAATGTCTCTGTACCAACGTTGCCAGTGCCGCCATTTCCTGTAATTGCAGGCAATCCATCTACATTTACTGTCCCAACGCTGCTTGAACCACCGACGCCACCAATAATATCTTCAACTTCAATTAATATAGAAGAGAACACAGGAGTGTTTGCCTGTCCGCCCATTCCTGAGTGCTGGGTGCAATAATAGTAAAGGGTAGGTGCGTTTTCTGCTACAACTATCTGAGTGTAAGCGCCAGAGCTTCCCGGCGTCCCTGACGTTGTTACTCCTGTTGTATATTCACTTCCCCCAGCATGTGTTCCGTTTGGAGTACTAGAGAACCTGAGTGGATGCCCAGAATTGCTGCTGGCTGATTGATCGAAAATAAACGTCCTGCTTTCCATCAATTCTAACGTGTCTTGCTGAACCCCTCCGATAAAGTATTTATTAGCACCGCCAACACTCTGAACAGTGACCGTTAGTGTCTGTACGGCAGCTATGTCTGTAGCCACGCCGCCATCGCCAGCTTGGCCAACAGCGATAATTTCAGTTTGGATTGTGGCCTCTGCCGTGCCAACGCCGCCTGATCCACCAACACCTGTCTGCGATGTTGGTTCAACTTCAAAACCAGTAAAGCCAATAAAACCGGGGGCGCTCACCCCAACGCTGGGGCGCAATCGTGGATCTATCGTCCAGTCCTGAGTGTATCCGATAAAGACAGCAACATTTTCTGGATCTGTGTCTGGGCGTGGGTTAAACAATGCTGTCGCATCAACTACGTTCTTTGCAGGCGTTAGCTGTGGTTGCTTTGGGTCAAAGTCTTCTGGAGAAACACGCAAGCCATCCCAAGTAGTCTTCAACTGGGTATATGGAACCCGAAGACCGCCGACATCGCTTATTGCGAGAGATTTTTTTCCTCTTGCGTATTTTGCCATTATGATAAGTTCAGCGCAGTTGGCTGAATCCTTAAAGACACACCATCATTATCAGAAGCCGCCGCAAACGCAAAGGCTCGCTCATACATTTCGTTCAGTATTGTGAATTTCTCATTTGCAAACTTTAGAGACATCTTGCTGGCCAAACCAGCGCAGATGCACTCGTTCCAACGGTAGGGGATGTCGGCGTCCTGATTGGACGCTGTAACGTCCTCAAGCTGGCGTATGGCCCAGTATACCATGCTGTACGTTGTCCTGTTTGGAACCTGCCAGAAGTAGGCTATAGGCGTATACTGTTTATCTAGCATGTACTGACTGGGCTTGCCGGGGGAAGTTTTGTTTGGAAGCTGGTTATAGTCAGAGATCGACACGCGGTTGATTATCTGATCAGACGTATCTGTCCCAGAGCTATCACGAACAACGGCGTCAAGGATGTCAATAGTGCCTACTGGTAAAGTGTAAGTTGTCTGCCCGTTTATGAGCGTCAAAGTCTGCTGTTCTACTGCCCAGTAATTGATACCCCTGTTTGCCCACTCAGAGAAAAGCAAGTTAAGGCTGCGCCTTGCGGACACAGCCCTATCACCTGTTTGGACCTGTGGGTCTAGGCCACAGCGTTCAAAGGCTTCAGTGATGATTTCTTCAACGTCTGGGCGAAACGCTACTGTATTAGAAGTCGCCATCCGATTACTCCTTTAGTATTCTTTGATGACCCTCAAGACCAATTGATAAGAATCGCCCACTGCCCCAGCGCCATCTGTTGTGAACTTCACATCACCAGTTGGGTTTGTGCCATAAGACTTGGTTGAAGGAAGCCCACCAAATTTAGAGAAATCATGATAACCAATATCGTCATCACCAATATTCATCAAAATAATGTCCACGTCAGCATCCGCCATAACACGAACAGTCATACTCTTAATAACCCACCAACCTTCGATGATGCGAACAGCAGTGCAAGGCTCACCATTTGCATTTGGTGCGAGTGTTGACACATCGATCTTTAATACGGCGTTTTCGTCTCCAGTATCAACGTATTGATACTGGAACGCAAAAACGGCCTCTCTTACACTGTCACTTAGCTTTTTTACTGATACAATGTCAGCCATTTAAAGACTCCTTATGGACGGATCACGCTAAGTTATTGTTTTGAGCGTATAGAATAGTGAAACGAACCAAACCCGCAGTTGTTGCTGCTGAAGCAGTTACAGTTAAACGAATATCTGCTGTTCCTGTATCTTGCCAAGCCAAAGCAGCGCCTGCTTGAGTTGTCGGATACTTGCGTCCAGCAGTTGTTCCACTCGCAAAAGTGTTAAGAATTGTTGCTGCACCGCCAACAGTATCACCAACACTCAAGTTGGTTGTAGCATTCGCCGCAGTAATTACATCAATTACACAGTCAATGATTTGTGAGTTAGCAGGAATAACAACATCTTGTACGACTGCGGCTAATGCCCCGCCAGACAAATCTGCTGAAAAAGTCTGCGTCATAACAACTTGACCTACGTTAGCAATATTAGAGCCAAGCGTTGTGCCAGTAGTATCTTTAATTGTGCCAGCCTTTATTGGGCCAGAGAAAGTAGTAATACCCATGAGTTTCTCCTGTCTGGGTTAAGTCAGCCGCATCATGCGCCTGTCAGGGATGTCTGCACGATACAACAGCTCTAAACAAAAAGAAAGAGGCGATCCGAAGACCGCCCCTTAATGCTAACATTCTGGAGAAATGTTATGCTCCTTCGGAACCGAAGAGGCCGCGCCAGTCAGTAACACCGAAGCTGTAACGCTCACGCACTTTGTAGCGCACGTTGCCAGTCTCGAAGTCGCCTTCCATGCCTTTTTTCATAGGCGACCGCTGGAACATTTTCAGTCCATCAGGAACGTCAGTGGTCACAAAGAACGCATCTGAGTCTGTAAGACGGCGCATCACATGATAACCTTTTGGCAAGTAGCCGCCAGATTTAATCGCGTTGATGTCGTTGTCAGCAGTACCAGTGCGAAGCTGGGATTCCAGCAGGCGCTCTGCAACAAACGTGTAGGCCGTTGGGATAACCAACTGCGTACCTTGGGCAGCAATCCGAAGACCACGTTCGTCCTTCATATCCGCGATTTGAATAAGAATGGCTTCAAGTGATGTCTCAGACAAGTCAGCCGCTGTGGCTAACGTGTTAGACTGGTTGCCGTTCTGTGTTGGGTGTGACGTACTCAGAAGAGTAGTGCCATCGCCAATGTTTACAGAAGTCGCGTTATTCAAGACGTTAGCCGCTTTGATTTCCTTAGTGGAAGCCATAGAACGTGCGAGTGCCTTGGTATAGCGAGCAGCGATTGAGCCGTACTGGCCATCCTCTTCAGCTTCCTCAGTAATTGAGAATGCCAAAGCAACCGTTTCGTGCTGATAACGTGCAGTCCACTGCTGGCCAGCGTCATCATAAGATACCGCTGAACCTTCGTTTTTAGTTGGCGCAGAGCCAAAACCTGCGAGCAACACGTCCTCCTCGAATGCCTTCTGAGAGGTATTCGATTCAAACACTGCTTCATATTCCGCAGGGTAACTGTCGTATTCGAGGCCAAAGAGGGTGTTTAGACCCGGCTCAAGCATTTTAGCAAAACTTGCTCTATTCATAGCCATGATTTAAATCCTTCCTTAGATCCCGGCGCTATCTTTAAGAAGATGCTCATTTACGAGAACTTCCATAATAGCATTCGCACCAAAAGCGTTATCTGGTGCATGGTAAAGCGCAAGGATCTTGCAGGAAGCAGTTCCCGCAGCCATTGTGCCGCTCAATTCAAAGCCAGACTGACCTGTGAGGGTCGAACCAGCGCCTGCAACAACATCGCAACAGTTGCCAATGTTTGTTTGTGCAGTAGTTCCAGCACTCTGAGCGCGGTACACGGTGTACGGATCATCATATACATAAGCAATGATGTCAGTAGCCACTGTGCCTGACGGCCAGTATTCACTGTAGATGTATGATCCGTCCGCAGCGGTGTAAGAACACCCGTCGAACACACCAATGTTATTTACTTCAGTAGCAGTATGCGGTGTCACAACACCACCAGAGGTAAGAATGCAAAGATCACCTTTGAAGATGTTTTCTGCAAGCGCACTGGTGATGGTATACTGATTTGTGCGTGGCGCATTACCGCTCATGTGACGAATTGGGACAAACCCAAAGGCAGCATCAACATTTGCCATTTTTTCGCTCCTATAGCGTTAAGGTTAATCGCTCATGGCAGATAAAGATCTGCCGCGACTTGTTTCGGACCTACGATCCTGATGGATCGGTTGCCCATGGCGCCGTCCTAACGCATCAAGGTCACCTGCAACGGACTCGTTTTGCTCACCATTCTTGTTAGAATAGTATTCTTTCATTGCGACATGCCGTTTTTCTGGCATTTCACAGAGCAACATTCCTTCGATGCCTGTACAACCTTGCCACTGCCCGTGATTAATAGTCGGAAACAACTTGCTCTTCACAGTTTCAGCTTTGCGCGGTTCCCACCCTTCACGCATACGTTTGTATACGTTATCTGGCGTATCTTTCCCTTGAATCGAGGTCGCTACCCACCGTTGGACATAACCGGGACGTGCATCAGGTGCATCCAAAAGTGCTGGGGGTTTCCATGCAGTCATAGGACGTGAGTCCTCATCGCGCACAGAATTACGAGCTTCGTCCGCACGAACATTTCTTTTCTCAGTCATGATTATTGTTCCCTCTGTTGACGACGAATTTCGGCTTCATACTTTTTAAGGCCATTTGCGTCATTAATTCCAAGTTCCCGTGCCATTCTGAGATGATCTTGCGACATCTTCACTCTATTGCCCTTGTAGCTAGAACCGCCTGTAGTGGGGGCGACTGGTGGTCTACTTTTTGCTCTAGGTTTACTTGGACTTGATCCAGAAGATAACTCAGGAAATACTTTTTGTAAACGGTTGTTTAAATGGTCGTAATATTCGTCCGAATTTTTGTCGAAACCTTCGAGGTCAAGTTGGACATCAATAGCACGGGCCGCAGCCGTTTCTCGCTCAAAACCAGAGGCATTGAACCAGTTGTTTTGCTGCCACCAAGACATAGCTTTAGGGGGAGCTGGGTTTTTTGCAGCTTGCTGTGCGCGGGGTGGCGATGCGGCAGCACGCTGCTGTCGTTGCTGTCGTTGCTGCTTCTGCATTTCTGCAATACGCATAGCCGCTCTCATGTCGGCCATTTGCTCTTGGAAGTTAACCTGCGCGTCCGTGTCGCCCTCCTCCACAGCCTTGTGTAAAGCCTGCTTGGTTTGAGCATAACGCTGATTAAAGTTCTGTTCAGCAGATTGCTGTGAGCCTTGCTCTAAGCGTTCCAAACGTTTCTGGAGCTGTGCGTTCTGCTCCTGTGTCTGTCGAGCTTGGATCTCAGCCTCACGGCGCTGGCTTACGAGCTTCTGGATGCGCTTCTGGACCTTGGGGCCATATTCTGGCTCCTCTTGCTCTTTAGCAACGTCTACAGCCTCCTCACGGGCCTCCTTTACGGGATCGTCAATAACTTCAATCTCGAAGTCCTCCACGTCACCCTTGGCCTTTTTGATTTCGACCTCGATTTCATTCATGATGTCATTCTCTGCCATTTGAATCATCCTACATAAGCTGCGACATCAACTCCGTCTGGCAAGATCGATGTGATTTCATCATCGTTCAGCAGGAGGAATTTGACGCCTTTTATAACAATTTTTTGACCAGCGTATTTCCCATAGGTAACGCGATCACCGATCTTGGGACTAACGTCAGAACGCCAGCGTTTGCCAGTGTCCCGGTCCCGATATGCCAAGTCGCCCAATGCACAAACTTCGCCGTGAGCAGTTAGGTATTCTTCATTGTCTTTGGATGATTCTGGCAGAAAGATGCCGCCTGTTGTTTTGGTCTTAACCTGATTTGGTTGGACTAAAACTTTCCAATTCAGTGGAATTGGTAGTAGATCAAATCCGATTGTTTGTTCAGTTTGATCGTCAGTAAAAGTTCTATCATGTTGATGAGACACGTCATACATCCTCTTCGTTTATATTTTTGATCGTCTCGCGGATAATCTCAGATGCTTGCATTAAGCCCTCTGCGATCCCTACGTTTTTTTGGTATGAGCTAAAGTCGGACATCCGACCATCGACCATACTCTCAGCTATCTCCAGCCTTTGCTTGTCCAGATTTTTTCTGATCTGCTGAAGCAGGTCGCTTACCGTCATCTTTAACGCCTCCACGCATGGATACGCCAGTGACGTGAATAGTCACATCCTTTTTTTCCTCTGACATTTAGTATCCTTTCTTAATGCTCTTCTTCTTTACAGGTTTTTTCTTCTTTTTAGCAACTTTCTTTTTCATCTTTTTTCCTCCTGACATTGATACGTTCTTTCCCTTAGACATTAGAGATCCGAAACTTGAGCGGTTCATTGACCCATCACCTTTGCTTTTAAACTTCCTAAGAAACGAGCTACAGATGGGGATGTCAACTTACCTATCCCATAACCAAGGCCACCACCTAGAGCTGCGTTTACAGCTCCACCAGATAGCCGCTCACTGGGTTCAGCCCCACCGTAGCCATGAGCAAATCCGCCCAATGCGCCAATCTTAGCTGGCCCTATTTTCTGTAAAAACTTCTGGCCACTTTTTATAGCCGCCCCTCCAAGAGCCGCAGGGACTGAGACAGGAGCCGACATAGCCATGCCAGCAACCACTGGAGCAAATCCTGCCAGATCCATTGCGAGTGCGGTGTTGGGTCTTTGGTTTTCAAAATGTTGTGCGCTTTTCCTTGCGGCACTTCGAGCCGCTTCAAATTCTTCGCCGTTTATCTGGCCAGTTCTAAACAGAGCTTCTAGCTCATCACCGCCGCCAAATAAAAAACTTTGTCCAGCATACCGTGCTGCATCTGCTGCTGATGTCTCTGGGACATTATCGATTGTACCCTCACGGGCTTCCCATTCCTGCCGCGACATTCCAAACCTCTGCTTGAACATCTCATCAGCCGCAGCCTGAGTTGGAATGTTTAGCTGGCCATCTGAGCGGTATGCTTCAGCCATTATACATTCCCCGCTGATAACTCACGGGCTAGGATCTTGAGCGTATCGGCAAAGCCCTTGTCCAGCTCTTTAGCTGCCATAGCGAACTTTCGTGGGGAGACATCATCGCTATCCAAGCCACGCCGCTCTAGGAAGCTCTTCGCTGCCCTGATCTCTGCCTGCGCTACGCGCTTAACTGCCGCTCTAGCCATAAAATGCTACCTCCATATCACCACGCCTTACACGACCAGTATCGTGCCTTAGTTTTGGGGCCGGGGTCATCACAGTTGTGACGCGCCCTGAAATTAGATCTGCGGCCCTTCTGCGTTTTCTTGATCTTCATATTCGGATCGCCAAAGGTCACGCGCTTAATCTTATCGCCGTCCGTCACATATACCACAGACTTCTTCTTTCCGTAAGATGTCTCGCCCTTGGATATGCGGCGTGGCTTGTTCAGCTTTACGCTCTTGCCTTTGTACGTTGCCATTACTTGCTCGCCATCTTCTTAGCAGTGGCCGACAGATCCTTCTTATGGACTAGGTACTTGCTGGAGGCAGTGTGCTTTGCGCCAGACATGACACGCCCCTTGGCGTCCTTGTGGGTAGCGCCCTTATGCTCTTTGCCATTCTTAAAGTAGTGCTTAACGCCAGTCGCCATTACTTCTTTCCTTTCTTCTTTGGTTTCTTAGCCGTCTTGGCCGCAGCCTTAAAAGCGCCCTTGGCTGGTGCGCCTTTATCACCCTTCTTACGCATTTTCTCGCCAGATCCAGCAGCTATGCGTTTCTTCTTTGCCGCAATGTTAGAATATAATCCCGGTTTAGCCATTAGATGCTCCACTTGTGTATTATGCTTAAATCCACTATACTTATTTTCTATCAGAAAGGAATATAAAATGGAAAACGACGATGACGATCCTCACATGGATGAAATAATGTTAAAAATCCGCAATCTTGTCTGGGCAATGCATCCCAAAGGTGGCGTTGGCGCTCCTGATTGGGTTGAAAAAGAGTTTGAAGACATAGAAAAACTTATTGCCTCATCGCCTGTATAGCATATTTGATAGCAGCATCGCGCCCCTGAGAGCGTTCAATCTCCATGAAAGTAGAAACCTCATCTACTGACTGAGGATCAATGAGCTGCCTATTACTAGGGTTGCCTTCAAAAGATTTGTAATCAGCGGTGGTGGGTACAATGTTTCCGTACTTACCGCCAGACTGAGCGCGCCTTGCGTCAGCAGCGTCTCGCATCATTAATGTGTATGGGATGCCGCCCGTATCCATAGTAACCGTATCTGTATCGGGCTTTCTGGCAATCATTGTGTCGTATGTTTGGTGCATACCACCTGATGGTATTAGACCCCTATCCATATCAGGTTGAGAGAACCTATACCCTGTGTTCATCCAATCAGTTGTTGCAAGGTCTGGATTGGTTGTGGCCATTCGTGCCGCAGCTATGTTGGGCGCGCCTAAATCTTTCGCAGCCTTGCTATCTAGCCTTTTTACAAATTCAGCTCTTACAGCACCCGAAGGCAAACTATTGTAATAGCTTTGCACATATTGCGGATCAGACACGCCGTTTTCTTTGAAGTCTTCAAAAGGCGTCCTGACTGTAGGTTTGCCTTTTATCTTCTTTTTTATCGTCGTGTCTTTAATAAAATTAGATAATAGCTTGGAATTTTTCTTGTCTATTTTCGCTGTCTTAAACATCTCCATAACTACGTTGCCAGTGTGCTTTGCAAAGTCTCCAGATTGCTCTCCCATTGCCATAAAGCCAAGCAACGGGTTTTCATCATCTTTCATCGCATTGTACTTGCCTGTCATCGCAGACTGGGCAGATGCCCATGCATATGGCGTATCCATAAATTCAGCGCCAGCGGACATATCCACAGGGGTTTCGAACACGTTTCCGTTGACATCAGTAACAATACCCCTAGCAGTTCTGTCACCAACCACAGGGTTTAAGGTCATGCCTTCTGCCCAGCTAAAATCAGTCTCAACTCTAGGTGGAGCCACGTTGTCTATTTTAAACCCACCAGACTCAAAGTCGCCTAGAAAATCTCTACCGTGTACCGCTTGTGAACTATAAGCAGATCCTAACGGCCCAGATGGGGTTGCGCCTTCAACAAAATCTTGCACTCTGGCGCGATCAACAATGTTGTCGCCTGTATTTGTATATCTTTGCAAAAGACTTCCCAAAGCGCCAAAATTCCCGCCTTCTGCAAGATCATTCTGGACTTTTTCTAGGGGGGTATTCTTTAATATATCATCAAGACTTAGGCCAGCTTTAGACCCCAGCTTTAATAGAAAACCTGCTATATCAGCCATTACTTCTTCGCCTTTTTCTTACCGTATCCAGACGCATAGGCGGCTTGTCCCTGCTTGGTTGCTTCGGCCTTGGTCTTATAGACCTTACCCTTGCTGCCCCAGCGATAGCCGCCCTTGACCTTCATGACAGGCATTTAATAGGCACCAAGCAGCTTGTTCATCATCTCATGAACATTGTCGCCGTCGAGCTTCATGACTTTGACTTTGACATCCTTGCCGTGGGGCATTTCCATCATTTCGTCTTCGTGGCCATCATGATAATCCATGTCCTCTTCCTCAACCCCCTCATAATAAGGACCGTCACCTTCTATGCCGTGTAGGCGAAGACACAAAAGCAAGAAGTTTACCAATTGCTCATCAGTAAGATCTAAACCTGCCGCAGTGTGTGGGAAGCCCATTCTTTTTTCAAAAAGAATGGCGTTTTCTTCCATGTTTTCTACGTTAATTTCAGCCATGATGGCCTCCTATCGGGTTGGACGCATCACTGGGCGTAATGATTTCATTGGTGCGGTTGGGGGCGGCACTGGACGCATCACTGGGCGTGTTGGGTTAACAATACCTGCTGCGACTGCATCATCCATGTTCATGACGTTGGACGGGGCGCGAGTGATCGCACCAGATTCTTGCATAGCCGTCATTTGACTTGGCGTCATTTGCTCCATGCCGCCATCAACTTGGTATGACAGACGCTTTTCGTCGGTCATTGCAGTGCCAGTGTCCCTCATAAGATCTGGGTTTGTACCGCCCTGTGGGAACGAACCCATTTGCTCAGTAGGAAACCTTTCCGTTGCGCCAACAACTGCTTCAAACATCTCGCGCTCACGATCACTAAGTGCGCCACCAGCTTGAATGCGCTGGCCAATCATCATTAATTGCTCTGAGGATTCCTGATCCATATCGCCGGGGCGAATGTTTTGAAGGAACTTCATAACTAATTGGTAGTCGGGGTTTTGTGTGATGTCAGGCATTGCGGCCTCCTATGGGTTTTTTTGTTTTTTATAGTTAATTTTCGACAGGATTGCTACGTTATATTTTCCGCAGTGGTTAGATTGGTGGTTGTAACTCATTCTTTATACCGCTCTGTCCCAATTTTGATTTGTTCTATGTCACCAAGCGCGGCGGTATTGATAAAGTCTTTCGGATTTAAATACCTGCCGTCTGGAGTTACATAAGACACAGTTCCATCAGCATTTTCAACGCGCCTCACCATCTCATCTACAATTCGTCCGCTCATATATCTACGCATGTATTGTGGCGCTCCAATTCCAGAGCCGCCCCTTCTCCGCCGCTGGAAGTCGCCGTAAATATCCCTTTGCGCATAAGTATCTTCATTTATGATGCTGTCTTTAACTGGGTCTAGTGGCATATCAGTATCTGTATCAGTATCAGTATCAGTATCAGTATCAGTATCAGTATAAACAACGGGTTGCTCTACTGTCGTTGTCGTTGCAGCGTCAACAATCGCATCAGCAGCGGTCCCTACATCCACAATGCCGTCAGCTTTTACGTCTGTGCCAGTGGTTGTGTCTGTGTCTGTACCAGTGGTTGTGTCTGTGTCTGTACCAGTGGTTGTGTCTGTGTCTGTACCAGTGGTTGTGTCTGTGTCTGTACCAGTGGTTGTGTCTGTGTCTGTACCAGTGGTTGTGTCTGTGTCAGTGCCAGTGGTTGTGTCTGTGTCAGTGCCAGTGGTTGTGTCTGTGTCTGTACCAGTGCCAGTGGTTGTGTCTGTGTCTGTACCAGTGCCAGTGGTTGTGTCTGTGTCTGTACCAGTGCCAGTGGTTGTACCTAAAGTAGTTAAAGCGCCAGTGGTTGTGTCTGTACCAGTGGTTGTGTCTGTACCAGTGGTTGTGTCTGTACCAGTGGTTGTGTCTGTACCAGTGGTTGTGTCTGTACCAGTGGTTGTGTCTGTGCCGCCAGTGGTTGTGTCTGTGCCGCCAGTGCCTAAATTAATTAAAGCGCCAGTGTCGCCTGTGCCAGTTATAGTTACACTGCTTCCGCTCTCAAGAACGGTGGTGTCCACTGCATTCGTTTCTGTTGTATTCGAAGTGTCAACAATAATACTTTTACCTGAACCCACGTTTACCGAGTTCAATGTCCCAGTACCAACAGCCGTCGTAGTGGAATCGCCCGTTTCGTTATTCGTAACCGAAACCGAAGTATTGCCGTTTGCGTCAACCGCAGTATCAACAGTGTAAGTCAGACCATCCGTATCCGTAACCGTCTGCGTGTTAATCGTATTAACAAGCTGCGTGTTCGTCTTCGTTAAGTCACCAATACCTTGATTGTTAAAACCCTCGGTTTGTAACTCGTCGGGGTCACCACCCAGAAGTTGCTCACTTCCCACAGCACCAAGCTCAATGTCCGACGCCGAAGCCTCCGCAGCAGTGCTAAACTCGTTACCAAACGCATCATAAAACTTATCTTGAGTGATTGTGCCTGTTTGCGTATCCCCGCCAAGATTAGTTAAGGCACCATTGAGATCATCATATGCATACCCGCCCTCAGTGCCTGTCGTATTCGTGACAGATTCCGCCGACGAATCCTGCGACGAAGATCCAACCATAGATGCCACAGCCGCTGGTTTGCTACCAACAACTTCCATTATCGCTGACGTAATAGCTTTATCTAAGTACCCCTTGTCAAAATCCGCTGGGTCAATACCCTGATCCTCCAAAGCCTTGATAACCGCAGCGTTTACACCAACCTGCTCTAAGCCACCTGAAACACCCTCGGCAGTCAGAACACCAAGTGCTGTCAATGCGCTGTTAACCACAGCAGGCAGTGCCTTC